TTTACTTCGTGTGTCTTTTGTATTTCTGCCCTACGTGCAAGAACAGCTTCTACAACTTTTGGGAATCTTTTTCCATTCAATAATTCTGATGCAGTTGTATTTGCTCTGTCTTCTGCATAACCAGCTTGTCTTGCGCATTCTGTAGGTGTCAACCTTCCTTCGTTCTCTGTATATATTTGTACAAAGATACGTTGTTTGTCTGTCAACCCATCACTTCTAATTGGGTACTTTTTTGCCATATTTGTGTCACCACTTGTGGCACCACTAATTCTTTTATCTACCATGCTAAACCCCGCAGTATAGTTGAGTTTTTACTCATTTTATTTTCCAAAAAACAAAAAAGTGCCTTGCGTTGTCTAGAGTAGTGACACACTAGTGCCACAACATAAGTCATTGATTTATATAGCATAATCATCATTTGTGTCACTGTGGCACCTCTTTTGATCCCGGTAACAAAAAAATAATTTAAACACAGCAAATATATCACTATACATGACACATTACAAAATATAAATTGACCGGTTTCTGCCATTTCCTTTTCCTATCCATCCTCTACGTATCAATTGATGGACCAAACCGTGAACATGTGACTTGGATTTAGATCCAATCAACTGTTTCAATTCTTCATATGATGGTGAGTAACCATTTGCTTTGATAAAAGTTTTTATCATTTTGTACACCTTCATTTGTTTGGGTGTCAAACCGTCTTTATCGTTTTTCTTCAAGGCCTTTTGCATCTGGGTTGCTCCAATAATCTTTTCTCACTGTGTTTAACATCTCTGCTTCACCCCACTCATCAATTGCTTCTTTTGTAATTGATGCCTCAAGTGTTTTTTGTATCTCTTGTTCTTCTTCTGTAAGTTTTATTCTTTTTGGACCTTTTTTACGTTCATATGTATGCACTCTAGCCCATGTAATTGTGTATTTTGAAGCTTTTGGTCTTACATATCCACGTGTTGGATCTAACGATGGAAAACCAGGATCTGGTGTAGTATCAAAGTTATTTTGTATATATTCTAATACTTTATCATCACTATCAAATTGTTTTATTATCTTTTCTATTACTTTTTTATCTAACCATAAATTAATTTCGTACGTCTGCATGTGCTCCTTGTAAATACTCTATCTTTGTTACCCATCCTTTTGGTATGGCAATAGCGCCACCACCATGATTATCATCCCGGTCCACGCACCACGAGCGCATGATCACGATTTTCTCATCATTATTCACGACCATCCAACCAGTCTCCTGGCATTTTGCAAGCGGTGCTGACACAATGTCTTTTATATCAAGCCACCCTGTTTCCATATCACGTGCATCCATCCACGTAATCGTGACCCTTGGTATATTATTTATGTCCATTTGTCCCGTAATTATCGTAACCCTTTACAGCTTCATTACGATTAAATATACAATGTCCTATAACACCATAGTCTTTATCTTGATGTATGTGTAACCAAACCATGGCCATAGGCGATTTTGGTTTCTTCACAAACCAAGACTTAATTGTATTTTTTATTCCAACTGGTTTCTGCTTCATCAAACATCTCCTGTATGTCATCTTCGTTTTTAACAAAGTCTGTGTAATTTTTTACGTAGTCCAACATAATTTCTAATAACATCTGATTACTAAATTCTATGTTGTGCACCTTCACAGCTTTTACCTTACTTAACGTATCGTAAAAACCAGTGCCTTCGTCTATCGCCTGGCGTATTATCTTATCTATCTGCATTGCAGCTTCTAATAGTTTCATTTCTCCTCCTTAAAAACCTGGGTATTCTGGGCAGTAATGACTGTCAAATGATTGGTAATATACAATTGCTTGGTTTGCAGATAGCATACGTTCTTCGTCTTCTACCCACATGGCATTGTAAAATTCATCTTCTGCACGTTTTAATTCGTCTCTTGTTATAACTTCTTTAATAATAGTCATCATCATCCTCCGTTATTGGGTCCATGTCATCTTCTCTATACTCTTCTGTTTGAGGCTTTGGTGTTACCATACTAAATGTCATTACTGTGATAAATATCGCAATAATAAACACAAAGTGTGATACCACTGTAATCCCAAACAAATACCAGGATGAGAAGTATAACGAGAATGCTATACACCACATCCAAGCAAGAAGCTGTAATACAAGATGACGCACGTTTTGATCTGGTATATGACGCAACGGATTACGCTTGTGATTCATCACGCCATGCCAGCTGTTATGTATAAACTCTATCATAGTCCAAAAGCCCACATGTAAATATGGTATGTCACGTAAAATGCCATGACTATTTTTAGAGGTATTAACAAAAATAATATAATATCTATCATCGTCTTATTGCTATGTACTCGTAGTCAAAATCTGCATGTTTCTTTTGTACAAGCTCAATGAGCCCAGACATATGCAAATACCAAGCATGCGCTCTAATTTTAGCAGGACGTTTTTCGTCCATTGGTGATAGCTTTTGTAAATGTGGTGCAAACAAGAAACCACGGTAATACGTAATCCTATCATTGCGTTTTGATTTACTAAGCCAATCAGTAAATTTTTCTTTTGTTATCATTTCTAGTTCTCCTTTTAGTGTGAGTAGGGGGATTCTTTGACTACCCCCAACCTTTTCCGACAAGTCAATCTAATTTGGATTAACCAGTACTCAGTACCTATCTCCAGTCCTTCATCCATTTGGACATATTCCCCGGAGCCAGTGCCTTACTACCTTGTTACAGTTGTTCAGCCATACTCAGTCAATGTTGCAACATCGACATTTAAATATCATATAGCACAGCTAACAGAACAAAACAAGGACAATGTAAACTTTTTTCTTGCCAAATTGTCGCACATAATGTACACATAATGTTCTCAACTTCATTTCATCTCGGTGGACCTCCCGCACATTCGTTGCAGGGGGTCCCGTTTATAATATGATACTAAAGTACTGGAATAAATTTTTAAAATGGTTATACTACCACCCCAACAAAACATACATGCGGGGTAAATAATGGGTAGTATATTTGGAGTAGCATTACGAGGTCTTGGTTTGCTCGGTAAAAAAGGTGTCAAGCCAAAAACAAGACTAGATGCATTTAAAAAAGCATCAAAAAAACAAAAATTAAAATCAGATATAAAAAAACTTGACAGAGACATGAAATCAGCAAGTGAAAGAGCTGAAAAATTTAGTAAAGATTTTATGAAACAATCTTACAGTAAATCTAAAGTTAATAAATACTTGACAAAAGAATATAAGAAACAACAAAGAAAACCATAATGGCATTCCTGGTAGCAAACCTGCCTCCAGTAAAAGTTTTTGTTAAAAAACAATATTTATATGATCATGAAAAAGGCCACGGAGAATTTGTAGAAGGTGTTTGGATTACTGCTAAGTCAATCCAAGGCAGAGCGCTCTACTTTGAAACGTATTTGCCGGAATATGGTGCTCTTTATGATAAGCTCCCTATCAGTGCTTTTGTTAGTTCCCCTGGTATTAAAGATGATCTTCCATTAGAAGAATTAGAACTGTGGGATGCATTTAGTTATCATCTTACAATTGTAGAAAAACAATCAATAGCAGGTGTTAGATGTAAATACCTTGCACCATCAAAGAAATGGTACTATGGTGAATACTTGTTTACGATTGACAACTGCCATTCGGACCACAATACTTTGAACACATCTTACTCAGAGGTCCCAGAGGAGCACAAGTCGTTTAACATACTAGAATTAGACAATGGACACTACGCTGCTCAACCAAACAATAGAATTATATATTATGATAAATCACTCACCCCATCTGAAACAAAACAACCAGACTTCAAAGTGTCAACAGAATATTATTCTGTAGAAAATAAAACTAAATGGACAGCTGGTGATGATACAAATTATTTTTATGGATTAAAGGAACAAAAATGAGGTGGCTATACTATGGTATATGGATTTCTATAGCAATTAGTTTTCTTTGCATATATAGTGTGGCGCAATGATAAAAGTTTGGTTATTGTTTTTAATGATATCTAATCCTGGGCTACCTTCTGTTAAAACACAATCTTTTTTGTATGCATCAGAAGATAGTTGTATGACAGCGCTGGCAGATTACTTAAACATTTATGAGTCTAAACCATTGGAATATAAGAATAATATGGTGACCATGGGATATTGTTTACCCTTTGAAGCTTTTCCTATACAAGGATTAAATAGCTTATGAAAACATTTTTAAATTTAGCTGTAATTACTTTAATCGTTGTTTTTTTGTCAACTAACCTCGCGGCAGCTGACACAAACACAACTGTGTCATCAACGGTGGTAACAGACAAAGCACCACCAACTGCAAACGCACCTAGTGTCGTTGTAAATAATTCTGATGTGTGTAAGACTGGAACGTCGGCTGGGGTTCAAACCCAGATCCTTGGAATTGCGTCGGCTATTACGGTCACAGATGAGAATTGTGAACGTATAAAATTATCACGCTCTTTGTATTCTATGGGTATGAAAGTTGCTGCAGTGTCTACACTGTGTGCTGACCCACGTGTCTGGGACGCAATGTATATGGCAGGCACAGTTTGCCCGTATATGGGTTCTATTGGCGATGAAGCAAGACAAAAGTGGGAAGAAAACCCTGACATGATACCTGATGGATCAGAAGTATTTAAGAAAGTAGAAATGGTTAAACAAGAAAACAAAACAACTGGATTAACTGATGGGCAAAAGCTTGCGAAATTTGTTTTATTTGGCATGGCTATGCACTCTGGTATCGTCGCCTTCTTCCCTTAAAGCTGAATGTCCTGTTACTGCAACAGGAGTATGTACGCCAGGTGTAGAAGAAACGATAGTAGAAGACATAGTAGAGACCACAGAACACGGTGCTGATGGTTATACAATAATAACAGAAACTACAACTACAACAACCACAACGACTGTAACTACAGAAGACTCAGGTGATATACTTGATGGTGATAATAATTTTGTACAACCTAGATTTGAAGGTGATATGGATCAAGATTTTGGAGGCCAGGGGCCTGCAAACATGCCGTCTGGCAGTAATTGTTACGCTTTAGGTACAGATAAATGTGCACAAATTACAGGATCAGGTAATAGTACATCGACCATGGGTGTTAGTGGAATGGGAACGACCTTTATCAATACAGTCGACATATCTTCACTTGATATAGATAACGGAGGGAGAACAAATTACACAATAAAAGTAGACAAACGCGATGCACAAGACCGTATTTACATGCATATTACAGGTAAAAACGGTAACACAAGCGTATTTAGCGGCACTGACATATTATCAGAATCAGGTGTAGCTAGTGGCTTTCAAGAATATGCAAGTGGTTTTGATTTTTCAGGATCAATTACAACATTAGTTATAGAAATTGGTGGACGTGATATCAATTTAGCAATTGGACCGCTCTTTGATGATATTACCATAAATGTATTATACAATGTCGTAGAGACAATTGTAAATCAAACCATAACTACAGTAGAAATGTGGGTAGCTATGGGTGGTAGCACAGAAACAGAAGTTATTGA